TAAATGTCGAGGGTGTTGGTGATGGCTTCGTCGGCCATAACCACATAGAGCGCTTGCGGGTCGTCGACCACAAACGCCAGAGCGTCTGCAGCGACAGTGCCGGTCGGCCACATGTTCGAAAACGTGATTTGGCCGGTCGACGGGTCAGTGTACGAGCAACCGACGAACACACCCAGCATAGCGATGTCAGCGGAAGTGTCGCCCGTAGCGGTTTGCTTGGTGATGGTGGTCGAAGTGCCGTTGTCAACGAGGTTGACGATATCTCCGGCGGCGATGTTAACGGCAAGGCCCGACGCGATGGGATACTGGCGGAAAACCTCCAGCGAACCATTGTCGAGACGGCCAGTCACACGCAGACCGAAGGGAGCATTTACGGAACCCATGGGTTCTTTCCTTCATCTACAGTTTCATTTCACGGTAATCACTTACCGAACGAGGTCTTGGTCGAACGCTCGGGCCGAAGCACCGGCATCCGGGAGTCGTTTTCGCGCATGAAGTTCCGGTCGACAGCGTCGATCTGGTTCTGCGCGATTTCCAGTTGGCCTTCTACACGTGCTTGTACGTCCTCAGCGGGCGCAGCACAGAGCAGTAGGCCACCGACTTCGACGTTGCCTTTGAAGCGCGAGTCGACGTCGGACATAATTTGCAGCTCAGGATAATCAGAGGCCATGACTGGCTCGTAACCTTCCCGGAACCGTGCGGAGACATTCGTCATGTCTGCGTTACCCAGTGTGGAGGTGCGAATCCACCGGAACTTCAAGCCAGCCCGTGGTTCGGGGGTAGGCAGCATGGATTGCCGCTTCCACGTTTTTTTGCGCGGGCTCGTGTGTTCACGAGTCTCGATTTCACGTGGGGTCCGGTCAGCCATTTTGCATATCCTTCAGCTTTTGCGCCGCAAAAATCTTAAGTGGTACCCCAAGGCGCTTGGCGAGAGCGGCCTCAGAGGAGGTTAGCACAATCTTGCGCGGTGCTTTCGTGCTGCGAGCAGCGGGGGCGACCACGGTACCAGCCTGACGTCGGGGTGCTTTTTCCTCAATCTGCCCGTCGTCAAACCTATCTGGGAACGTGCGGTGAACCGCATCGTCGATCTTAGAGTAATACAAATCGCTCTTGGGATCAATTCCCTGCGCGACAAGGTCCTCATGAATCCCCATAGCAAAGCCGGTCATGGCTTTATCTTTCATGAACCAAGAGTTTTTCTCGGCCCATTGCATCGCCCGATCATCAGGTTTTGCCACTTGTGGGGCTGCCTGCTGCTGGGTCTGCGGCGCCGGTTCTTGGGGCTGCGCAGCGCGCGGCCTGTAGTTCTGCACACGGTCATTCTCGACCTGCAGCTTGAGCAGTTGCTCCTGCGCGGCAAGCACAGCGTCAGCGTCACCGCTCTCGTAAGCGGCCTTGTAAGCAGTACGCGCGGAAGTGAGCTGGCTTTCTAGGCGGGCCTTAGTCTGACCAACAAGGACGGTTTCACCCTCGGCATAGGCCTTGCGCAGCTCCTCGTTTTCCTTGCGGACCTTTTCGGCGTAGGTGATGGCTTCTTCGCGCAGGCGAATAGCGTCTTCCTTGGCACGGCGTTCAGCGTGCTGGTCGAACTTGAGCTTGTTGATGCGCTTCTTGACGCTATCGGAATAGCCTTCCAGATCGTCGTCATCCGCGCCTTTGGCTTCCGCTACTACGTCAGCCGCTTTCGGCTTACCGCGGTCAGGCTCTGGCGTGTCATCCTGAACCTCAATCTCGAGCTCGTCATCGCCTTCGACGTCGACTTCGATGTCATCATTATTATCGGTCATGCGCGGCTATACCCCCGTGGGTCTTCGACAACCGCTTCAACGGTGTCATCATTGATGAGACGGAACTCTTTACCCAACACCTTGAAGCGGGTGCCAGAATAGGAGCGGAAGATGACGAAATCGCCGTCTTTGCACCAAGGTCCGTTTGGGAATTTGTTCAGGTCGGCATAGGCATCAGGCCCTGTCTTGACCACGAATCCGACGATAGACGCCGTTTCTTCAGCCTTAACCAGCTGGTCTGGCCGTATAAGTCCGCCGTCGGTTTTTTCGCTAATTTCGGGAACGGCGATCAGCAGCCTATATCCCGACGGTTCCGGCAGCTTAGCCTTTAGCTGCTCGTCTTCGACTTTGTTAGCCGTATACATAGTCCCTCCTGCAGTGATTTAGGCTCACAGCGCCTTGCGCGGGACATCCGCGTAAGTCAAAGAAGTACAGCGGATGGTGTCAATCCGCAATAAATCTTTTCTCTAGGTCCTTTACGTCATCATACGTGCGTTGAACCGCAGTGTATTCGCCGACGCTCCGGCAGTAATCCTCGAAGTTTTTAGCCCCACCTGTCGCAAGGTGGAGCTGTATATCCTCTTTTCGTTCGTTCAGCCCACGAAGCAGGTAGGTGAATATGGTGTCCTCCATTATTCACTACCCCCCGCTTTCGGCGCCGACGCGTTGCGCTCTTGCAGCATTCGCGTTGCCTCTATGGCAAGACGCGTACCCTCGGTCTGGGCCTTGACGTTCTCGCGCACAGCGTCGGTGGCAAGCTTTGCCATGGTGTTTGCCGCGGAGCGGTCGTTCTCGCTCTCGACGCGTTCCTGCTGGATGTAGAGGTTCCCAGCGCTGGTAGCGGCGTTGACCTGCAGCTTCTTGTTGTCGATGTCGATCTTGTGATCGAGCTCCTTCTGTTTAATGTCCAGCTCGCGCATCTGGATGATGGTAAGCGGGTCCTGTGCCTGCTGCTGGGCTTGTGCGGCCTGCGCGTCGGCCATGTTCTTGTTGAGCAGCTTGGCAGCTGCCTGCTCGACCATCTTCGACAGCTTGACCTCGACGTCCTCCGGCAGCGGCTCGCCCTCGGGTGGCAGCGGTACGCCCAACCGCATCTCGATCTCCTTGCGGTACTGGTAGGCGACGTGCTCGGTGATATGCGCCATGGCAGCGCCCTGAATCGCCGAAGCAAAGGGCGACTGGCCAACCATCTGTGCAATCTTCGGGTCCTGAATTGCGGCCATGTGGGCAGCGATGTGCGCTTCGTGGTCTTGGTACAGGAACGCTTTGACCGGGGTCTGCTGCAGCAGGGCCATATTCTCGGCCACAGGGTCCATCGGTTTGATGTCTTCCGGCAACTTGATGATGTCGCCCGCGTCTTGGATACCCAGCACCCCGAGCATCTGCGAGTGCAGCTTGCCCATGTTATAGAGCTGCGGAGCCTGCTGCGCCAGCTGCAGCGCGGCCTGATACTGCATGATCCGCTGGGCCATGGTGGCAGCGTTAGGGTCAGATACCGGGATCACGTCCACGCGCCCATCGAAGTCCTCGATGCGATTAAACTCACCGTCCGTCTCGTAGGCATACTGCTCGGGCATGTAGTCGTGGACGATCCGCGCGAGGATGCGCAGCTCCTGCTTCATGGCGGCGTGCAGGCGGGCTTGGACACCCGACATAACCTTCAAGCTGCGCTCGAGCAGGGCGAGCGTGGTGCCCACCGGTGCGTTTGCGCTCATGTCACCCACTTGGATGTCGGCCACGGAGCCGATGCGCCGGCCTTCCTCGACCACGTTACCAAGCAGCGTGTACAGAACGCTCGACGGTTCTTTGTATGGCATCGCGAACAGGCTCTCGCGGAGCGTGCCGCCCGTCACGTCGACGTCTCGCCATTCACCGGGCATCAGTGGGGTGTTATCTCCCTTGATACGCAGGGCGCGCGACTTAAGCCCCGCCGGCAGGTTAGACAGCGTGCCAGCGTCGATGAGCTGGCGCAGGATTGACGTCGCGGACTTAGCCAGACCACCGATCAGGTGGATCAGACCCGTGCCGTAGAACCCCATCCCGGGCAGGTAGGGGTAATGCGTGAAGTGCATCAGCTTGCGCTTCTTTGGGTCGTCTTCCTTCCAGTTACGGCGGATAGCGAGGACAGTCTTAGAGGACTTGTCGATAGTGATGACGTAGGGCCGGGCAAGCCCGTCCTCATCCTCGAAGGGCTCCGGCAGGTTGATGTCCACGTGCATCTCGAGCAGCATGCGGCGCGGGTCGTCTTCGAAAGTCTGGGAGTCGCCAGCCAGCTCGTTGTACTTTTCCTCGATGTCGGTCAGGTCTTTCTCGGCTGCGGGCAGCTCGACGTCGCGGTAGAACCCGATGACCTGCAGCTCACGGACCTCGTTGTCGGTCTTCTTCATCACATGCGTGAACCGCGGGCAGACCCGCAGGTTAGACGCGCCGTAAGAGACCACTAGGTCTTCCGCGGGGACAAAAATAGATGACGGCAGCTCGCTGATGGGGTCGTAATAGGTCTTCTTGAACGCGGACCCGGCCAGCGGCAGGCGGAACAGCATCAGCTCCATCTCGTCGCGATAGTCCGGCATCTCTTCGGTGATCAGGTAGTTCATCTCGTTCTGGACGCGATCAGCCTGCTGGGCCTTCTCCGGGGTCAATTTTCCGAGAATTTTTGTTCTCACGGGGCCCGACGCCGGCATCAGCTCGCTCATTGCCTGTGCTTGGAACCGCACCACGGCCTCGGTCAGCATCGGATGGTAGACCCCGGAAGCGCCGGCCCAAGGCTGTGACCGGTCTTCAATCTTCATGCCCAGCAGGTCCAGACCGGTGATATAGGCCGCTGCCCAGTCCTTGCGGCTCTCGCGGTCAGCCAAAAACGACTCAATCAGGTCGCTGGCAACACTCTCGAGCTCCGCATCGTCGATGCTTTCGGCAAGGTTGGCATCATGGGCGGTGTCGTCTTCCGAGTCGCTGTCTTCATCGTCGCTAAATGCAACGGTGACTTCGCCCGTATCTGCGTTGATCTCGATTGTCGGCTCGTCGTCCGTGGCGATGTCTACTTCAACATCAAGCTCGTCCTGCGGTCCGAGCTCAAACGGCGTCATCGGCTTCTCGATTGCCATGGCATATCCCCTGTAGGTCTAGACCCACTATAGCAGTGTTTGGTACGTTTAAGGAAGGGGGTGATGTTGGTGAGGGGCGATTGGATGATAGGCTGTAGCGCCGACTTGGTCGACCAAACAAAAACACCCGTTGCCGTTTGTTAAATGTTGTCGCCCCTCGAGGGCAGTAGTAACGGCGTTTGGGGTCAAAAGCAACACTTTTTCATGAAAATGGCCCGGTGAGGAGAAACACCGGGCCAGTCTCACACAACCAAACAGACTGACGCACGCGGGAGGGGCATCGCCAGCACGCGTACTGTAGCACGCCTTTTAGTAATAATCAACTTTTCTCCGGTACGGCAGCGGCTCGTCCTGCTCGTCGGTCGGTAGCCGGATGAATCCGCCTTGGCGGAACCGCATCAGCGCCATGATCGTGGTGTCCACTTGGTCGTCGTTTTCAGCGAATGGGAAGCCTGCAACCTCCTCGACAAGCTCCTCGGCCCACCGTTTTGGCGGCACCCAGACCAGCCCGGAGGAGATTATGTCCGCTACGGAGTTCAGACGCGCCATCTTGCTGTTAGGGTTACTGACTGAGCCCCTGACGGGTGTGTAATCCTGCACCATGACCCCCGCACGCCGCATCTCCTGATACAGTGGCGTGCCCGAACTCTTCTTTTCAACGATGAACGCGTCGGGTTCCCACTGCTGGTACTCCTCTAGCGCCAACGTTTTGAGCTCTGGGAACTCCATGCGCCGCTTGATGGCATTCAGCAGGATGATCTGGTGCATATTCTCCTCGTCGTTGAAGAACACGCCCCACGTCGTCAGGGATGTAAAGTCGGCACGGTTATGGGCTTCTGCCGCGGCGTCCAAGGACATGATGATGTACTCCACCGCCGGCGGGTCGTCCTCCGGCCATATCCTCCACCAGTCCCGTTTAATTATGGCAGCTTCTTCCCCCGTCGGGTTCTGTTGGTACTGCGCGTTCCACTGGAACACAGGCATTGACGCCTTAGTCCGCAGCAGTGCCGGCATGTCGAAGAACTCTGGCCAGAGCGCTTTTTGTATAATTTCT